TCAGCCCGGCAGATCCTCGGTAAGCGCCTCGTCGGCAAGGTCTTCCAGCTCTTTACCCTTGGTTTCCGGTCCAAGCAGGTATCCGATGATCGTCAGTATCCACAGGCCGCTGAGAGCCAGGTAGGGCGTTTGGATTCCGTAATGCGTGATGGCCCAGCCCACCAGGGCCGGCGCCGCGATGGAGACGACGCGGCCGCCGCCGACGGCGATGCCGAACCCGGTGCCGCGTAGCACGGTGGGGAAGAGTTCGGCGACGTAGGTGTCACCGACTCCCCACAGCCAGCCCAAGGTGGCGATGGAGATGGCGCCGAACACCAGGTACTCCGGCAGGGTGTCCGAAGTGGCTCCCAATGCGGTGGAGGCGATTTCGATCAGGGCGCCGAGGACGGCCGAGGGTCGCCGCCCGATCCGGTCGGCCAGTGCGGTGCCGATGAAGACGAACACAGCCTGTAGCAGGAAGAAGGCGAGGGCGTAACGGATCGCGTCAATGGAGGTGGCATGAAACTTCTTGACGATGTAGGTGGTCAAGAACAGGGTCATGCCCCAGTAGCCGACCGCATTGGCGGTGTAGACGAGCCAGCCGACGACGAGGCGCCGCCGTACTCCGGGAACATGCCACAGCTTCGGCCTGGTGGCACGGCCTTGGACGCGCGCCTTGGTTTGGGTGTAGCGGTGCGATTCCTTGATGCCTTGGCGGGCAAGGAAAAGCACCACCGCGGGGATGATCGCGACGATGAATGCCGCCTGCCAGCCAAACCGCGGGACCAATACGAGTGCGACCCCGGCGGCCAGGACGTAACCGAGTGAGAAGAGCGAAAAGATCACGCCACCAACGCCGATGGCCCGTGTCTTGGCCGGCCACACCTCGGCGGTGTAGGGCGCGCCGACCGCGAGCTCGCCGGCACCGCCCACACCCGTCAAAAAGCGCAACCCGGTGAACGCGGCCACATTGGTGGTCAGGCCGGCCAGGGCGGTGGTTATGCCATACAGCAGGATCGAGGCCCCGAGGGTGGTCTTCCGGCCCCAGCGATCGGCGGCGAGGCCGAATCCGACGGTGCCGATGGTGTACCCGAGCAGGAAGATCGAGCCGATGTACCCGGCCTGCGCCTCGGTGATGTGCAGTGTGTCCTTGATCTCCGGTAGCACTAGGCCGTAGATGTTCACCGCGTAGGAGTCGAACCCGTACCCGAGGCCTGCGGTCAACGCGACGAAGAACGCCTGCCGGAACGTCACGGGACGGGATTGGGGCGGGTGCGTCCCGGTGGTGTTCTCGGCCGTGGAAGTCATTGGCCGAACGGTATGAGCCGGTCGACGGCCTGGTAAGGCTCCTGCTCCCGCTGATTGCAACGGATGATCTGGTGCCCCACCAGGGCTCGAACCTGGGACCTGCGGATTAAAAGTCCGCAGGATTGCGCAAAAGATCCGCAGATTCGCCAGCTGCCAGCCGCTCAGGCCCCAGTCGAGCCTGAGCGGAAGGCGGCATAAGAGTCCGTAGTTTCCAGCCCAGACCGCGATCGGTGGTGCTGGCCTTATGGTCGGGCCTCGGCGACATAGGGTTCCATGATCACCACATCCGACGAAAATCCTTGGCGCCCAGCGCTTGTATCGGCCTCGGCGTGCGCTGGCGGTGCAGTGGGCGCAGGCACGACCCTTCCCGGGTGCGACGGATGGCTCGCTGCCGTCCTGCTCCACATCCAGCGTCCAGCCGTTGGCGCGGGTAGTGATGGTCATCGTGGTGTTCCCAGTGGGCTGGCCCAGCTCGGCCAGCGTGCCCGCCTGTGCGAGAGTGACTATCACGGCCAGACCCCAATCCTGCCCGCCGGATTGGCGCTTAAGGTCGGGGATATCCGGCGGCGTGGAACGCCACTTACCTGGGTCGGTGTCCATGAGGACCTTGCCGTCGACGGTGATCTTGATATTGCTCATTGGGCTAGGAACTTTCGTAGTTGACGGGTATCGATCGTCACGTCGTCGGTCTTGCCGACCGTCAGCACCAACAAGGGCGTGGCGCGCTGGTGGTCGGTGCGGTCGTACAGCGTGACGATTCGGGTGCCGTCCGGCGCTTCTGCGGCGTCCTGGCGCAGCTGTGCCGCATCGGCTTTGGTGAGTACGTCGAATTCGCCATCGATGACCGACTCGATGGCCTCGGCCCAGAGCTTGGCGGCCTGGCCGATCATTTCCTGCGCTTGGTCTTCAGGCATACCGGTCGCCCGGAAGCCGGGAATCGGAATCACTCGTGCGGGACTGTTTGCGTTGCCGGGATGTTGAAGGGCTCCCGAAGCGAACGTGCGAGTGAGCAGGTCGACTAGGGATTGGTTCACAGCGCGTGTGCCCTCCTTTGGAGGCTGCCAGCGTTATGGCGGGGTCGCTCTGGCGACTGGCGGCCTGGCGTAAATGAACTGGCCAGTGCATAGTGAGAAGAAAGTCAGCAAAGTAGTGGTCATGTGCAAGGGAGGGGTTGCAGTGAGCGTTGGGCTGATGGCACTGACGCCGGTTGTGGTGGTGTTTGGCTATCTCGGTTGGCAATCGGCCCGCGGCGTCGGGCGCTGGGTGCTAGATCGTCGGCGCCGTGACGTTTCAAATGCCGCCCTGGGATCCGAGTCGGAGGCCGGGGACGCCACAGGAATCTTTGATGGCAAACCTACTGGGCGGATTCGCGTGAAGAGTCAATCCGAATCCAGCTGGGAACTAGCGATAGAACCGATAGGTGACCATGTTCAGCTTCCTAGCGGCGACGATGCGCTCATCGAGTACGTGTTACCTGGTAGGCCGATGATCACTCGAGATGGTGTACCGGAGGTAATCGCTTACTCTGATCGCGGCATCGTTGTGTGCCTACCGCGATTCGACGAGTTCAGGGTCCTCAACAAGGCAGGCGAGATACTCATTGAAGTCGGAACCATAGGGCCGAAGCCCAGGAGTAGTGACGAAAACCCCAGCTAGACCGGGGTTTTCATACGGTGGACATAGTTGTCCAGGTCAAGAGATTGCCCGCCCAGCGGCGTCTTGAGCTGGTGACCTACTGCCCGGCGTTGAGATTCTGGCCAGTCCATAATGAGAAGAACGTCAGCAAAGTGGCTGCCAGATGCAAGGAGTGGTTGCAGTGAGCATTGGGCTGATCGCGCTGACGCCGTTTGCGGTGTTACTCGGGTACCTCTGCTGGCAGTTAGTCCGCAAAGCGAGCCCTCGGGGGCCAGATCATGGCGGTCGTCGCGTTTCGGACGGTGCGCCTGGGTATAGCCCGGGAGCCGGGGCCGACACGGGAACCTTTGGCTTCTTCGGCGGATTCGGCGGAGGCAGTGGCGGCGGGTACTGCGACAGCGGCGGATTTAGTGACGGCGGTGGTGGGTGCGACGGCGGTAGCTGACCGCCAGAGCCTCGAAACGACGAAAACCCCAGCTAGGCTGGGGTTTTCATGCGGTGGATATAGTTGTCCCACCGACATGTTGGGACTCATTTTGCCATACGTGCAGGTCAGGCCTGCGATATCGGCGCTTTCGCGTGTCGCGACGCCACAGGGTGTGCGCGGCCATGAGTGCTGAGGCCAGCGCTGGCGCGTCCTGCACGGGCAGCTTGTCGGGCACGTTGCGAATGGCCACCTGGTCGCCGTGCGGGCTGATGCGAACGGCGCCGTCAGACCATGGTTGTGCGGTGATCGGTACTCGGACATATTGCCGGCCGGACTCGTAGGTCTCGACCTCGGGTAGTGCGATGACCACGTGGCCCCTGGACTTGAGGGCGTCGGGCAGTATCGAGGCGACGATGTCGGCGACCTGCGCCTGCGTGTACACGATGGTCTCGGTCTGACCTTCGGCGCCGATGCTCTCGATGACCTCACGAATGGCCTTCCGGGCGTCCATGGGCGAGTTCTACGCCGAGAGTCCGACATGACGGCTAGATCGCGGGCAGAAGATGAAGATCTGGCGAACACGGTCCGACCCGCCGAGCGAGACGTGGCGTCCCATGGTCGATGTTGCTCCAAGATCGCGGTACCGCGCGAGGGTCTTCATGCTGTGTCTACCAGCGGAGATGCAAGCCCGTGCTGAAGTGGCTAACTCTTTAGCTGGGGTTTTCTCGACATGGCAACCATATGTGTGTAATGATCTGCCCAGGGGCGCGTTCAGCGTCGGCTGAAAGGGGCGGTTGTATTCATGGTCATGAAGGAGCGTTGGACGATGCCAGCGGGTTTGCGGCGAGCCTCGGCGCTGGTGGCAATTGTCGCTTTGGCTGTCGGTGGAGCGAAGGTTATCGACGGCCACACCGTCGCTGGTAGCGGCTTTTCGGCGGTCGCGACCGTGGCAGCTGATCCCACTGGCGGCCCAACAGGCGGGCCTGGCAGCGGGCCCGGAGGAATGAATGGAAGTCAGTTTCAGCCACCTTCTGCGCCTCAGCAGATGCCCGACTATCAGGGTGGAAACAACTTGCCGCCGCTAGATCAGAATGGCGGAATCAGCATCTATAACAGCGGGGTTCAAGGTGCCCCGCAACAGGCGCCGGGTGAGCAAAGCGCGCAACAGCCTCAGCAGGGCTGGGATCAGCCCGCTCATGGGAATCAGATTCCTGACTATCAAACGAATCCCGGGTTCACCCAAGGCCCCGGTAAGCCCAACCCGGACGCTCAAGCGCCTCAGCAAGGCAACCAGCCTCAGCAGGGTCAGCAGCAGCCGAGTCAAGCCCCGACACAACAGCAGCAGCCGGGGCAGGAGCGCGATAGTGATCGAATTCGGGATTTCTCCGAGAGGTGCAGTCTGGCGTCTGATGTGCTGCAGTCGGGAAGTGTGCCGGTCTCGCTGATCGGTGCGGCAGGGGGCGCCTTGGTGAATGCGCGCCTCGAGCCTGGTCGGGACCCGAGTATTCCGATTTGCCCGGACTGTAACCCACCGGTTCTTAAGCAATTCACTGATGGGGACAATCCGCTGGATCAGTTGTGGCGGGATGTGCTCAAAAAGTACGTCGACGAGAAGATGGATGAAGCCAAAGAAGAGGCCATTGACAGTGCTTTGGAGCCGTTGAAGAAGTGGCTCTCGGAGAACTCGACGGCGGACTGCGGTATCACCTCATGCTCGGTCTATTTCCACAAGAACGTAACGAAGTGGCTTAAGGACAACGCAGCACTTACTGCTCTTGCTCCGGCGGTAAGCGGCTATATCCTGTGCACTGTCGTCGGCGCTAAAACTAACGCGTATGTGGGTGGCGCATGCGGATTGGCGAATACCGCCAGCTGGGCTTTTCTTATCAATGCCATCAACCGTGCGGGCGACGGCACTGGTTGCCTGCGCGTGCGTGCGGGTATCCCTGCCGGGTATTACGCTGATCATTCGGGGTTCTGTGTATGAGCAAGCAGCTTATGAGGAGATATGCCGTCGCGTTTGGTGCCGTGGCCGTGCTGGTGGGATGCTCCGCCCCCGAAGAGGGTGCGGGGGAAGTCCCTGCGGTAGAGAAGGCCGTCCGGGGGTATGTTGAGGCCTATAACAGCGGGGACGTTCAGCGGTATCTAGGTTCGATGTGCCCAAGCCTGAGGGATTCGCGTGTAGCAAAAACAAGATCGCCCGACCGAGATTTGAAGGATGCTCTTGTTCAGGATGGGGCGATGGCCCTCGACTCCATCACCGATGTTCACCTGGAATCGTCAACCAAGGCCACTGCGCTGGTTCAAATTCGCTACGCCAATGATGAGAAAAACGGCGGTACCGGCGCCTTTCCGCAGAAGCAGGTTTTTATTAAGGACGGTGACCGTTGGATGATCTGCACTGGGAAGACCGACGAGTAATAGAGTGCGTCAGATGGAGAAGAAAACCGCCCTCAAGCGCCTCACTCTTTTGAATAGTGCAATTGCCGCTGCGTGGTGGCTCACCTATCCGCTATTAGGCCTCAAAGGTGTGGTTATAGGCGAAATCGTTATCTTTGTGGTCACGGTGATCGCGGCCGTGTCGATCGAGAGAAAGATGGAACGCTGAGAATGTTTGCCAAGACCGGATCTTTGATCGCTGGGATGGTCGTACTCTCAGTAGCGGGATGCTCAAGCACGGAGCCATCAGGGACGGGCGCCACGACAGTCCGTACCTCCGTAGCGTCAGGTCCGGTGGATTTCGCAAAGATCCCGGGACAAATACCTGCTGAGGCGGAAATGACGCAGCAGGGAAGCGAAGAGGCGCCTATCGGAGCCTGCGTCTACCTCAAGGGAAAACCCGGCAGCGTCACGCTAAACAAAGTGGACTGTGACTCCCAAGATGCGAACTACCGTGTCATCCAGAGAGTCGGCTTCCCTGACCAATGCGTCAACGACGCAGACCGACGATTCTACTTGGGCAGTCCGCAGGGCGAATGGACTGCCTGCATGGACTACGCATGGACGAGTGAGGGCTGCATCAGCGTCGCGCCGGACAAGGTTGTCCGGGCCGAATGTGATGACAAAAATCTGCCGAACCGAGAACGGCCAATAACGATCTTATTCAATACGATTGATACCAGCCGCTGTCTTTTCGGCGGGTTTGCACATCCGGTGCGCCGGTTCACGGTATGTACGGAGACCCAGAAGTAGCCTGTCATGTGTGGCTGATGGTGTAGCTCAGCGGCGGTGGACCGCTGACGAGCTGGCAGTGGCGCTGGACCGGTCACTATCGTGCGCCGAGGCTGGCGCGAGGTTGGGCCGCACCCGGCTACAGGTGGAGAAGGCTCGAAAGCGGTACCGGGGACGCGATATTGAGCAACTGCTCGCCCAGAAACGTGGTCGCGCTGCCGAGCTAGAGCAGGTAGCCGAGACCGACATCGCCTGCTATGGGTCATGGACACCACAGGAGATCGCGATCGCACTGGATCGGTCGATTTCCCGCACTGAAGCGGCCCGCCGGTTGGGGCGTTCCTTCAGGGCGATCAAGCACATTCGAGACCTGCAGCGCCAAAAGGCCTCGGGTTTGATCCCGGCGCGCGAGTCGCGCGCGGAGCCGATACGGCAGCGCCTCTGGACCGAGGATGAGATCGCTGTCCTGGCCGATGAGTCCCGCACACCTACGGAGATTGCCGCCTTCGATCAATTCGGTCACTGTGGCTCGTGCGCGGTGGCTGGGGCGCCTGCAGGGCAAGGTCCCTGAACATCTGCACGGAACCAACACGGGCGTGAGCCGATACGGATGCCTATGTCCGCGCTGCCGGGACGCGGCCGAGGCCGAACGGCTACGACGCCAAGAGGCCACCCGGCACACGGCGGTCAACTACAAGCAACCCTGGAGCGACCACGATATCGAGATCGCGCTGGATCGCAGCCTGACCGTGATTGAGGCCGCCCAGCGCTTGGGGCGAACCCATAGCTCGGTGCGCGCGCTGCGATACAAGTACCGCGACGCCTGATTGCCGTTGGGCACCAGGTCACCGACGCACGCGTTGGGAAACTTATCGCGCGGTGGACGTGCCATGCGCACGATCTACACCGAGGGACTGACACCATTCAGACCGATCACGCAGGGCGAGCGAGTGCCGCCGCTGGGCGTCACTCGTTCTGGCATGTACGCCTGACGGTCACGCCGCAGGGGGCGTGTCCCTTTTCTCAAGATACTTTTCATAATCCTTCCGCAAGTCCTCATAGCGAGTGGCCCGCCGCTGGAGTTGAAGGGGCAGAAAGAAGAATCCCATTATTGCGAACAGCGCAAAAGTCACCCCCATCGCGAGAAGCGTACTACCGTTATTTCTTGCTATCTCGACCCAAGCGGTAATTGTTCGCCTGAATAGCTCTCCGACGGCAAATGTGATCAACAATGCAATTACCGCATTAAACAATTGAATCCTGGAGTGCATACTCCTGGCACGCCTGATGAAGCAGTCGATCTCAGCGTCACAATCCGCATCTGCGGGGAACTTCCAGTGTGTGTTTGGATACTTCTCGCGAAAGCGCGCCCTGTCGTCGCTGTCAAAGAGTGTCCAGTCGAAATCACGGAATAGATCCTCTTCGCCCTTCTTGACCTCTCTATCCATCTTCCGCCAAATACGCCAGAAGCAACGAACATGCATCGCGCCAAGGGATGCCATCGCAATTATGATAAAGCAGTTCAACACGGGTATCGGGGAGTGATTAGGATCCAATCCCTTAGCCGCGAGCAGTGGACCAATTAGCGCCAGTGCCGGCATGAAAGCCGTGGCAAACATCAAATTCTGCGGCGAGGGGGTCCAAATCATCCCCCAGACAGTCGAAGGGGTTTCCCGAAGGCGCTGTTTCTCCGCGCTTTCAAGAACTACGGAGAGTGCTCCAGTTATGCACAAGGATGCGAGCACCAGCATCATAAAGGTCAGCGCGCCGTAAGCGGCCACCGTATACCCTAAAGTGCGTTCGTCGAATAGCGCCATCAATACGAATGAACCCACCAGGACGACGTACTCTGCGGCCACCAGCCAGCATGCGATTCTCATCGCTCTTGCGACGCTCTTGCCTGCAGCGTAGCGAGTTTCCCATATCTGGATCACGCACCCAATCTTGACATATCGAAGCAGATATCGGGCGTCCGCTAGCAACCGTTATCTCTCATGGTGGTTTGATGCAGCAAACATTTCAGTATTACGCCCTGGTGTTCCTCGGCCTCCCCGCTCGCACCGCGCGCACATCCCCAATGCGAACCATCTGGTGCCCGTGGGCGTCCCGGCCGCGTACCGGTACCCACCCGCGTCTAATCCACCGCTCGATGGTCGATTGTGGCACGTGTTCGTCGAGGCGGGGGAGCACCACGTCGACCAGCTCGCGCACGGTCGCGTTGCGGTCGTCGAGCTCGCCGAGGTTGCGTGCCAGCACGTCGGCCACCGAATGCGCGGTGTCGCACTGGGGGCACACGATTGAGCCGCTGTGGCTCGGTGCCATGAGTGCGTACCCGCACCGGGTTGATTTGTCGCCCTTGCGTCCCCGCACGGCGAGTACTTCGTCGGGTGCCGGGTCGGTGATGCATGGCCCGATGATCATGGGCTCGGGTGGGCGGTTCACCACGCGTGTGATTGACCGGTACACCTGCTCGATCTCGTCGCAGATCTCGGCGCCGTTCTCCTGGAGCGCGATGTTGGACGCGTGCCGGTGCAGCCACTTGGCCATGCGCGCTGTCGTGGCGACTGAGTGCGTCTCGTCGCCGCGCCTTCCGGCGTAGGTCACGCGTAGGTCATCCGCGGGGGAGTCGTCGGCCGTGCACATCTCCGGGGCGCCGTCGCAGTCGTCGCACAGTGGCCCAGCCGCCGAGGTGGGCAGCGTGACGAAGCACCGTCGACACGAGCCCGCCCGGGCCGGCGGCGCCGAATCGAGGCTGAACCGATCTGCCGGCCGCCGTGCATCCGAGTCGACGACCACCGGCAGAGGCCTTGGCCGGGTGCGGAACTCGGGCACGTCCAGCCCGCGCGTCTCGCACATGTCGCGGATGGTCGTCGACAGTGCGTTGTGGATTCGGTCGAGCTCGTCGCTGGCGCGTCCGTTGACCCGGCCGAGCGCCAGGGCATGCCACAGTGCCGCCTGGTGCCTGTCCCGGCGGTCCCTGTCGGTCGGGGTGGTGTCCTTGTCGCGGGGGAACGGCTCGACGTGGCTCACGAGCGTGTCGTCGCCGTGCAACACGTCGCGGCGCTCGCCCTTGCGTGCACCGTCGCCCAGGTTCGCCTGCCCGACAGCGGTCTCGGTGAGCCGATCGATCCACCACGGCAGGTCGGCCAGGCGCTTGCGCAGCTCCGCGATGCAGGCCTTGCACACGAACAGATCGGTTGCGCGTTCGCACCGCTTGCACTTCGTCAACGGTTGAATCCCCTTACCATTTCGGCGAATTGGACATCGGTATCGTGCTGTTCGAGCCTGGTGAGGAACTGAATTTGCCAGGGCTGCAACGGCTTACCAGCATCGGAGCAGAGCTCGGCTATCCGGTCAGCGTCGCCGGGGCGCGTGCGCCTCATCGCCCGTCCCTCTTGGGTGGTGCGCACATCACCGCACCGGCTACCGGTCGCACGAAGGCGTCGCAGTCGCGGCAGCGCCGGTTTCCGTACTCGTCGCGGTAGTGGCGCTGGTTGTGTCGGCAGCGACGGATTTTCAGCACCCGCCCATCGAGGTCGCGGTCTCTCATCACGCACCCCCGGCAGCAAACGCGGCGAAAGCTTCTGTGCTCGTGTCGAATCGGCACCAGGTCTCGTAGCCGACTGTCTGGCGCTTCTCGATGAGCCACCACTCGTCGTCGTCACACCGAATGCGCCAGGGCGCGGGTGGGCGGTTCGGCCAGAACGGCTCGCTGAATCCCGCACGGAACGGCCAGCAGTGGGGGTTGTACGTCGGGACTGGTGGCTCCGGCTCGGGCTTGCGCGGCTCGTCGTGTACCGCGCCGTCGTACCAGTACCCCTCGATCAGCGTGCCGTCGGTGAGCTGGATGGCCACGCGCCCGCCCTCTTCCAGCCCGGGGCAGGTAAACCACTCGGGGTCTGTTTTCTGGGTCATCGTGTCTCCGTTCGCATATCGATTCCTGGGGCTGTGGTCGTCGCTGGCGGGTTTTCGGGCCGTTCGGGACTATCCGGTCGCGGCGGGGGGATTTTCGAGCGCTGCGCGGGCTCTGGCGAGTCCGGCTCTGGCGGTGGCCGAGCGGTCGACGTGATCGCAGACGGAGAGGCCGTTGTAGCCGTCCTGGTCGCACAGGCGGCACGCGGCGATGGCCTGGCGCTTGGCATCTCGCTCGCCCCGGTGTTGTGCGCGCTGCTCGGCGGCGGCGAGAGCCGCGTCGTCTGCGGCCCACTGGGAGTACTGCACCCGGTAGCGCTGGCAGGCGCGGCACGGGTCCTCGGTGCCGCCAGGATGCTTGGGGCAGAACTCGGGGGGCGGCGCGCAGCGCTCCCCAACTTGAGTACTTACCAACGTAAGTTCCCTTACCCCTACCCTTACCCTTTCCCTAGAGGGTTCGGGCAGGGTGCCGTCAGGGTTCACGGTTCCGGCAGGGTTCTCGCACCCTTCGGGCACGGTGCCGTCAGGGTTCTCGCACGGTTCCGTCACGGTGTCATCGGGGTCAGGGTCAGACGGGTCAATCTCATCGGCGACCTTGGTCGCCTCGGGCTTGCGCAGGCGACGTAGCTCGACCGCCAACTCATGGCGCAGCTTAGGCGAGGCCACCATGACGGCGCATTTCAAGGCGCTCTTGAGGTACTGCGGATACCGGGTGACCTCGGTGGTGCGCATGTAGGCGCGCACGAACAGTTCGTCAGTGTCCTCGTCGTAGAACACGAACCGTTCACGCTCCAGCTCGTCGAGGTCGGCCTGTAGGTCTTCGACGGACATCTCGTTGCACCCCTTGGCCCACTTGGTGATTTGAAGTGGTTGCATCCCGGCGCGGTCGAGATCCTTTTGACTGAGCAGCTGCGCGTAGGTGCATTGCGCGGTGCGTGTGAGCGCTCGGAAATGGCCGTCGCGCCAGATTGATTCCTTGAGCATTCCGGCCGAGTTAGCCACGGTGTTCCTTTCTCTGATTCGCGTGCATGTATTCAGACTGCGGCACGTTCGGCACTCCTTCTCACCCCAAAATCTCGGGGCCGAACATCGGGTCCATCTGTGCCTCAAGAGCCGCCGTGCGGGCCCGCTGGCGCGTCTGCGCGTGGTGCTCTAGGTCGTAGTGCAGGTGGCAGCCCTGGCACATGGCGCGCAGGTTCTCATCGCGGCAGTCCTCGGGTGTGTGGTTCAGGTGCGCCACGGTCAGCACGACGCGGCTGCCGGTGCCGTATGCGGGCTGTCCGTTGACGTTCGTGCAGCGGTCGAGGTGTGTACCCCGCAGGCACTCGCCCTCGCACTCACAGCGGCCTTGGGCGCGCTCGAACCGGATGCGGCGCGAGATCTCGGGCCAGTCCTTGGGGTAGCGGTCGCGGTTCTCCGGACGGATGGGCACTACGTCACTGCCTGGAGACGTGCGAGGATGTCAGCGGGCGGGGTCCAGAGGCCGAGCGCCCCGCGGCAACGCGGTTGTGTATTCAGTGGAATCGGGCGCGGGTTGGCCAACACGAGGTGGTACCCGCCCCAGAGCAGCTCTCCCCAGTCGCTCCCGCAGCAGAACGGCGCCGACTGGTGCACCTCAACCAGATCGACCACGCCGAGAATGACGCCATAGTCGAATACCCGTGGTGCGGTTACCCATCCGGGCGCATGCATCGGCAGTCGCGCCAATGCTGCCTCGTCGGCCTTGAGCGCGGCGCGTATCGCAACTGGGCCACGGTACTTCCCGGCTATGTTGCGCGTGCGGTTCTCAATGTCCTTGCCCTGATTGATGATCTGCCACGCCCACGGCTGGCGAACGGTGATCGCTCGCATCTACTCACCCCTTCTGAATTTCGTATGGCACTTCTCGCACCTCGGCCGACCGGCGCTGTGCGGCTCGGTCTTGCAGTCCACGCACAGACCGGCCTGGTATGCCTTGGTGCTCTCGGGGGTGCGGGTCACGAAATGCACCCCCACGATGCGCACCCCGGGGCGCCGCATAGGCGCGCGCAGTCGCTCGGCCGAGCTGGGTTGTGCCCGCCGTTGGGCGGGGGCTGTCGCGCCTGGTCGATTGCCGCCAGCGCCTTGCGCACCAACACCCAAGGTCCGTCGCCGTATCGGTGCTTGACGGTGACCGTGTGCCAGGCACCGTCGCATTTAGCCTTTACGACGTAGTTGTTCACGTCGTCGGGATGCGGGCGGCCCGGCGTCGTGCGCTGGATAGTCATGCCCTCGTGGATCGATTGGCCGTTGACGTGCAGATCGAAATGGAGCGTCATGGCATCGGCCAATCGGCGATTTCGGTCGTCGGCGTTCGGGCCCGGGTTGCCCCGGCCGCTGTAGTAGCTGTCACCAAGGTTGAGCCAGAGTGTTCCGTCGTCGGCGAGCACGCGGCGCAGCTCGGCGAACAGCGCGCGCATATTCTCGACGTACTGGGCTGGCGAGTCCTCCAGCCCATACTGGCCGGGCTCGCCGTAGTCGCGAAGGCCGAAGTAGGGCGGGCTGGTGACGATGCAATCGGCCCCGCCGGCGGGCAGTGCCTTGGCCACGTCGAGGGCGTCGCCGTGGTGCAGGCTGACCGATTCGTCTTGGTAGTAGGGCGTGATCATGCGCTGACTCCGAACAGCTCCAGCTGTCCGACCGGCTCGTCCTCGGCGGTGAACCCGAGTGCGCGGTCGAGCAAGTCGTCGGTCCAGTCCTGGCAGCGCCAGAACTCGGCCTTGGCGTCGGCTTCCTGCTGCTCGGTCGGCGGGCAAATGCGGTCGCCCATGTACGCGTACCCGCACGGTTCGCTCCCGCAGTGGCAGAACTGGTGGCGAAGTAAGTTATTGCGCTGCGCGGCGGTGGCGCACCCGCGCATCTCGGCGACAAGCTCGACTGGCAGGGAGCGTGCGAACTTGTTCAGCTGCGCGGTGGTCACGGTGACGACGGGGATGCCCCTCGACACGATCTTGCCGTGTCCGCACTCAAATCCCTTGAGGTGAGACGGATATCCGTCGGTAGGCAGGCGGGTGCCGCCGTAGCAGGATTGCATCAAACGGGTGACACCTGCGGGACCGATGAGGCAGTCGCGCATTTCCCACCCGCCGACCATCCGCAATAGCCAGCGTTGATCTTCGGTGAGCATCATGCAGGTGCCTTGGCTTTCTCGCGTTCCTCGCGGGCCAGCTCATACAGCAGCGCAGACGGCTGGAAACCATTGCGCCGTAACTGTTCCGACATGGAGTTGTAGGTGATGCCCATTTCGCGCGCAGCCGCATGGTCGGGTACGCCGATGTACACGTATTCGGACCATTTGAGTACGAACGGTTTTCCCGTCTCGGGAGGTAGTTCGGGGTCCATCCACATCACGTAGTCGCGGGTGGAGGGGGCACAGGTTTGTTGGCCGCGAAGGATCTGGCGCAGAGTGGTGACGAGCTTTCCCGGGTGGCCGTTGGCGGCCGCGATGGCGTTGATGGTCCAGCCGATCGACTGCAGCTTCTCCAGGTGCTCGCGCACGGGGGTGGCGTCGATGTAGCGACGGGAGATGGACGGGGCGGTCATAGGGTCACATCCGCGTAGAAGTCGCGCAGCTTCACGAATGCTTTGGCGGTTGCCTCGGCGTCGCCGAGTGCCGAATGTGGGCAACGGTTCTCGATCTTGAGGGCGTCGAGCACGTCGGCCAGTCCCGGCAGCTCGGACGGGTCACGGCCGAGTGCTGGGGCCGCGTAGGCGGCGAGGTCGGCCAGGCGGTAGTGCCAGTGCGTGCCGACCTTGCGTGCGACCATGGCTGCGTCGAATGTCGGGTTCGATCCGGCAAAGGTGTTGCCGCTCAGGATGTCGGCAAGGTCACTCCACGCTGTGATGGTGTCGTCGGGATTGAGCATTACGTCATAGACGCCGCGTTCGAAATAGCGGTTGATGGCGAAGGCCTGGGGCTCGATCGAGACCTTGGACAGGTCGACGTACGGCACGAATTCGAGTGTTTCTCCGGTGTCGACGTTGATGGCCGCAACCTCGATCGGCGCGCACTGCGGGCCGAGGCCGGTTGTTTCCAGGTCTACGACGATGAGGTTGCGGGACATCAGGTCTCCTCTACTTGGTGGGGATGGTGGGCATGACGGGGGTGGGCCAGCACAGCAGCGCGAGGCCCTTCTCGCGGGCGATGTCCAGGCACTTGGAGACCAGGACGTTGGGGTCATGTGAGACCGAGCCCGCCAGCTCGCCGTTGGCCTTGGCCTGCTCCACGGCCGTTTTCTTGGCCTGCTCGGCGACGGCTGTCGCGGCGCGTTCCTGGTTGAGCTGGTTGATCTTCTGCTCGGTGCCGTCGTCGTAGTCGATGGTCGGCACTGCCACATCCAAGATTTCGACTTGATCGCCGACCTTGGCGGCCAGGATCACCTTCGCCTTCTCCGAGAGTTCGGGCAGCGGCGAGCGGTCGAGGTTCTGCGGCGCCAACGGATCGAATGAGGCGAACACCTCATTGAGTGCGACTTGCAGATTCCGGGTGACCAGGTTGGACCGCACGTTGTCGAACGTCTTGTACTGCACGAACAGATCAGGCGTTGCGTCCGGCTTGATCTGCCAGCGCACCGAGACATCAGCGTCCGCGGTGGAGCTGTTGCCCAGTCGTACCTTGATTCGGTGATCGCCTGTGTGCTGGTCGATCTGCACGGCGCCATCCATCTCGGTGACCTCCGTCCATGGCGCCTTGAGGTGCAGACCGTTGGTCAGCGTGGTGCCGGTCGGACGGCTGAACGTCGTCTCGATACCGATCTGGCGAGTGCCGACCACAGTGGTCGAGGCGAACACCAGGAAAACCAGCGCGAACAGGAACACCACACCCGCGCCGCCGAAACAGATTCGTTTGTCGGCGCCGCGCTGCATGAACAGCCCGACAATCACCGCGATCACGGCGATGACGACCAAGATCAGGAAGAACCACATGGATACTGGCATCGTTGGTCCCCTTACTTGCCGAGGTTGGCGGCGTAGACGGGCACCCCGAGTGCTTCGGACAGCTCGCCGGTTACGTGCGTCCATGCATCGCGCACGAGGTGCTGATAGGGCTGTGGGAACAGTCCGAGCCCCAGTTGGCCCTGCGAGATGTTCAGGCGCAACCAGCACCGAACCTCGATGACCGGGTAGTCCTCGAATGGTCGGGCCGACAAGGTGATTTCGCGCGGTATCTCAAGTTGCCGAGTTGCGGTGCCCGCCTTGGCCGATACTTCCTCGCTGTAGGTCAGGTTCACGCTGCTGGTGGCGCGCTTGATTCCTGACTCGAATGATCCCTTGCTCGATGCTCGGATGCTGTCGATGATCTCCATGACATCGGCGGCCTGGTGCGAGGTGATCAGGTGCCCGGCCTGCTCGATCAGGTCGCCGAAATCCAGCTGAGAGTGGAACTTGCCGTCAGCGGCATTGAACAGGGTGGCCCAATCGGGGTCGGCGACGAATTGCAAGGCGAGCACGTCATTTCGACGGGTGTAGTCCGCCGTCGCGTCCGTCCCGAGTTCGTTGTAGATCACGCTGACCTGGCCCTTGTCCCGGTTCCCCCAGACGGTCGAGAGGCCTTGGAGTAGTGGCCGGCGCGTGACCTCGGCAAGGAATGAGGCCGTGTCGGTGACGGTTCGGCGCTCGGGTGTGCGCGGCGGGAACGCGGCGGGCACCTTGCCCCGTACGTCGACAACCTCGGTCTGGAGGCCGTTCTCGCCGTTGGCGGTGACGAGGTACAGCGAGGTGTCGGCGTCGGGCTCGTCGATCAGATCGGCGTCATGCTTGGGTAGTGCAATGGTGTTGTCGGACATGGGTGTTACTCCTTCGGGCGGGTTGGGTTACTTGGTGCCGTAGAACATGGCGGCGTTGTCACGGGACAGACCCCCCTCGCCGTCGGCGAAGAAAATCGTTCCGGCAGGGTCCTTGGCGGGGGCGCTGACGACATCGGGGACAAGGCACACCGCCCCGGACTCGCGGGGCTCGACCTTGATCTTGAGCGTGACGCAACCGCCCTTCTTGCCGGTTGCCATTGCCGCCTCGACACATTCGTGCAGCGCCTTGGTTGCAGCGGTTTGCGTGCGGCCCTTGTCGAGCTGCGTCAGCACGACGATGAACTCGGTGATGTCACCTGGCGCGAGTTCGGTGCCTTCCTCTTTCTTCTCGGTGTCGTTGTCGGACACGGTTATTCATTCCCTTCTGTTGTGGTGGGTTGTTCTGCGCGGTCGCTTTCGAGAATGTCGATCAGGGTGGTGGCCTCGGTCTTGGTGAGATCCCTGGTGCTGACCACAGGGCTGTCGGTCCTGCTCAGTGCCGACGAGATCCACGCCAGGGCAGCGTCTTTGTCTTCGAGGCCGCGCTCCCGAAGTAGGGCGTACAGCTTGCGCGACTGGGCCGGGGTGATCAGTTCGACGGCGGGCGCTTCCGGGGTGGGCTCGCTGGGCGAGGGCGCCTCAGCGTCGACCGTCTCCGTCTTGATTCCCAGCGCGGCTGCGACGCCCTGAACGCCTCGGTCGGCGCGCTCAGCGCGGACTCGGACGGGTTCGACCTCGCCGTCGATAACCTGATGACGGTCGAACTCGGCGGGCTCGTAGACCCCGGCGAAGTCCTGGGGGAATGCGGCGCGCCAGGCGGCGGCCTCGGCGCACTTGCCGATCATCACGGTTGGCTTGTCGCGCCACTGGCCGACAAGCTCGCCCGCCCGGGTGGTCTGCGCGTATTCGACGAACTTGACGACCGCTTCGCCCACGAGTACGCCATTGCAGGTGATTTCGGCTTTGGCGGCGACCGGGGGGCCGTTCTCGATCAGAACATCCCGCCAGACGCCATCACGGCCGCAGAACAGGCGCCGAGCGAAGGGGCGCCCGATGACCTCGCGGCGCGCGATGCGGTGCCCGACGACGCGGTAGCCCTCAATGCCGGTCTGGATGGTGTACTTGGTCTCCCAGCGTTCCGGTGCGCCCCCATAGCCGCCGACCTTGGTGTTACGGCCGATCATGTAGATCTGCTTGCTGAATGGGTCCAGGCCGGTGCGCTTGGCGGTGTGGAAGAACACGTCCAGGTCGCCGCGTGGGGCATCCTCGACGCCGAGCTGCTTGAGTGCCGCTATCTGAGCCTGGTTGAACTCGGTCTGGTCGGCGGCGATGGCCAGCGCAGTATCGGTGGCGGTAACCACCTGCGCGGAGTCGATAGTTCGAATCTCGTTGGTCACGCGATCTCCTTTGTTGGGATGGATTGGGGGTCTGTCTTGGGGTTCGGTACGAGCGAGACGCCGTACTTGTTCGGTTGACGGCGGGCGATCTTGTGATCACCGACGACTGCGTGCTGGCTGTTGCCCATCGCGTCGAGTACTCGCGTCTTAAGGCCGAGTGCGTGCCTCTCGGCGGCCTTGGCCTCGCGGTCGGCCGCCAGGTACTCGATGGCCAGATCGGAATCCAGTTCGGTTGTGCTGCCGTCGATATCTGGATGGAGCGCCTTGACGGTCTCGTAGGTGGAGACCGTGTTGTCGAGCGCAGGTCGAGATCCGTTCGCGATTGAGCGCTCCCACTGCAGGCAGGCTTCGGCGATGCCGTCGGCAACCTTTTGGTTCCACTCCACGTGGTAGATGCGGGGCTTCCCGTACTGCGCCCAACACACCAGGTCGGCGGTTTCGTGCCACCCGGTGATCAACATCTGCGCGAGGATCTGTGCGGCGTAGTCGCGCGGCAGCTCGCCGCTGCCATCATCGCCGAATTCGCCGAGATCTCTTGCGGTCTTGACCTCGACGACACGGCGCAGGCTGCCCCGAGAACCGCGTAAATCGATCGTGGCCAGGTTGGCGAACGGTAGGTCATCGTTGCTGCACTGCACCTCACCCTGTGAGATCCGCCAGCCCGGATTCTTGAACTTCCAGTACTCGCGTGCTGCCAGCTCGCACGCGTGGCCGTAGTCGAAGTCATCCTGTCGGGCGACGGAAATCGGTGCGGGTGTGATGATTCCGGCCATTTCGTGCCATAGGGTGTACTGCGATTTCCAGCGTGAAATGCCAAGGATTGACGGCACCTTGCTCGGTGTTACCACTTTCAGCCACCCGGGCGACCCGGGCTCGATCACGAGGCCACCCCCGCGATTTCCTCGGCGCGCCGGTCGAGCATCTTGGTTGTCACCGTGTCTGGATCGAATCCGATGGCAAGCGCCATCATCAGCTGTGCGGCTTTGACCGGGTGGCGCAACCACATTGAGACCAGCTCGCGATGCACCTGATGGGGGTCTGTGTCGCGGACAGCCTCGACGAGGCGGTACAGAACGCCCTTGAGGACGCGCATGTTCGTTTCGTAGCTCTCGTCAACGTCGATCGTCATAGCGGTCATGAGTCACCCCGGAGGCGAGCGCGAAAGGTATTGGACGCTTGCAGGTCGATCGTCAGCGTGTCGCCACCCTGAATCTCGATAGCGCCGTCGCGGATCGTGACGGCGATCTGCTGGAACGTGCTATCGCCCCCATTGGGGTAGAAGTACACGGTCTGATACCCGTTGTCGTCGGGGATGTAGATCGGATTGTCGTAGCCCCCGTAACGGATTCGCGACTTCGCGATTTTGGCAACGTGCTCGGCGAGCCTGTGCTCGGCACGGCTGGCGCGGTAGCGCTCGTCGGCCAACAGCTTTCGTGCCCACTGGGGCAGCTTCTCTTCGCGCGGGTCGCGCACGGTCTCGCTCATCGGCCCGCCTCCAACTCGCGGCGTGCGGACGGGAGCGCGACTGTCTCAGAGACGATTTCGCCCTCCAGTGGGCCAACGGCGATGTCGAAGCCGTACCCGTAGTAGAACGGGTTGCCCGCCGACCAGCTGACCTCCAGTTCCATCACGTCGCCGAAGTCGGCGAAGATGTGCCACTTGGTGAATCCGTCCGTACTGGCAACCCCGGTGATCACGTGATCCACGCGTTCGGGGTGAAGTAGGAACTTCTCCAGGGTGGTGCTCGCGCAGCAATCCGATGTGTCGGCGATGACCACCTGGACGCCGCTGTCGAGGGTGAGCACGAGGCCGGTCAGCGACTCGCTGTAGCAGTTGCGCTTGCCGTCATAGGGGCCGAGGTTGACCGTTTGGCCGTTCTCCGCCTTGACAATTCGATGACCGACGACACATTTGGCAAGCTCCGCGACGTTCTCAGACATAGTGCCGTCGTCGTCGGGGCTGTAGCCGCCGGGGTGGTAGTCCACCGAATCGGGCGGGTACGGGCTCTTTACAAGTTCGGCCATCACGCACCCGCCTTGAGCACGGCGCTGGCCTTGTCCCGGCTGTCGCGGTCGGTGAAAAACTCGACGAGTGCGCGCTCGGCGCCGCCGTCAGCGGTCCAGGCACATCGCGGGTCTGTGCCGGACTCCTTGACGGATTCGCGCCACGCTTTCTGATTGGCGACCAGGACGGCGATGCCGCGATTGCCCAATCTCTCGAACAGGTCAGCGATTTCGAGATCAAGGACGATGTTCACGACGCTGGGGGAGCACTCCCGTTCGGCCTTGTCGAACGCGGCCATGAGTTCGTCGAACGTCGGGTTGGGGTCAAAGGTGATGGTCATGCCGCACGCCCCTGGCTCTGCTGCGGCGCTGAAGCGTAGGTGTCGGCGTATGACTTGAGTAGTGGCGCATGGCGTTTGCACCACACCTTCACTGAGCCCACGATGATCTGGGCCGACTGATCGAGGCTGTACCCGCGCGCCGACAGTGCCCGGTATGAGTACCGGATGCCGTCGAAATTGGGCTGCGCGTCCAGCTCGTTGCACACGCGCCAGCCGCTCGTCGTCACGAAGTCATCGGTTACCGGGTCGGCGTGCGAGTCCGGTGATGCCAGCAGCATTGCGGCGAGCACCGCGATAGCGGCTAGCACGACGGTGATCGCGTCGTAGCTGCTCAGCCGGGGTCGGCGGCGCCCGTGCGACCGCCTGCGGATATGTTGGGGCATGCCAAGTCCTCTCAGTAGGATTGGTTTGGTAGGGGACGCTGGCGGTTTCTGTTTGGCGACGGGACCGCCAGCGTCTTTACTTATTCAGTTGTGGGACTTGCGATTACTTGGAGATTCGGCCCAAGCGTGCGGTGATGAGTTCCATCCCTCGCGGCAGAATGCGCAAGGTGTAGTGGGCGCAGCTGCCCCATGAGTGCGCGACGACGTGCTCGTGCGCTTGGAAGTAGTGCGTGAACTGCGCGTAGTGGTCGTATTGCACCGCGCCACACGGAGCGTGTTTAGCGAAGATCAGCCGCTCATCCAAGAGCCACTGGCGAAACTCGCGCTCGCGCATGCCGAGCAGCTTCGCGGCTTCCCGGATCAGCCGGGACCCGCCTTGTGCCGTGAGGTAGGTGTCCGCCAGGTCGGCCTTGGGTGAAAGCTCCGCGATCCGAGCGTCCTTCGCCTCGATCATCCGCTGAGCTTCGAGCACGGCGGCGGCGAGTAGGTCGGTGCCTGTGAGCGCGGGCGCGGCCGTGGCAGTCTCGGCCTCACGGGTCTTGATGACGAAGTATGTCTGGGCGGCAGCGATCTCGGGCTTGCGTGGATCGCCATTGAGTGCGACGAGATAGCAGGCGTACCGGGATAGGTGGTAGTCCTCGACCGCTCGCTGCGCTCCATTGCCGGTGGAGACCAATTTCCCGGCGCCGGGAAATTGCGTCGCAGGGTCATACCCGGCGTTGCGTGCAGCGCTCTTGGCGCGGCTGATGGCGTCGGCGAACCGCTCCCACTTCTCGTATCCGAGCAGCGGCATGAGATCGCGTGCCGACCAGTACTCGCGGCCTCCGTCGGTCAGGTGTCGGATGGCGTCGAACGGAGAAACGGCGACGAGTGTGCTCATGAGGCCACTGCCTTGGACTGATTGCACCAGGCACGCAAGGATTCTCGGGACACCGCAACGCCGGTCATATCGTGGATTTCGTTGGCGATGCCCTGCCATGACTTGCCCTGTGCCCGGCGTGCGCCGACCAGATCGGGGAGTCTTCGACCACCGAGCCGAGCCTCGATCAGCAGAAGTTTTGCGCTCATGCCGAAATAATTACATGCATGAAATTTGATTGCAAGCATAACTTGGGAATGATGCGTTTACTTGCAGCTCAAGCATGCAATCTTCTTGCATGCAGATTGCAGAGATGTCATCATTTACCCATGACGACAGCAGAGAAACTTCACGGGAACAACTGGGTTCCGGCAGACACTCTTGCCGCCAGGGTTGTTGTCCTGCGAAATGCGCTCAGGATGAGCCGTAGGGAGTTTTCCCAGCTCACTGGATTGACCGAGAATGCCCTACAAGGGATTGAAAGCGGGCGCAGTCCCCACAAGCTCACCGAGAAGATTCAGGCGATTCATCGGGCCACCGGAGCGAGCCGCGAATGGCTCATGTGGGGCGGGCAGCTAGCCACGGAGGGGGCGAGTAGCACAGTTCTTACTCACGAGTAAGAACTGTATGCCTCTTTCGATGCGTGCGAAATGTTGGGTCCCGGTGACGTATGTCTCGCCCGGTTTCGGCCACCGGTGGTGTCCTACGCTGGCCTCACTCAACCCTATGACGACAAGGACGTGGCTAATGGGATCGCTGGCGGGTAAGACCATCATCATGTCGGGAGGCAGCCGCGGTATCGGGCTGGCCATCGCGCTCCGGGCGGCGCGGGACGGTGCCAATGTGGCGATCATGGCCAAGACCGCCGAACCGCACCCCAAGCTCCCCGGCACCATCTACACCGCCGCCGAGGAGATCGAGGCCGCGGGTGGTCACGCCCTGCCCCTGCTGGGAGACGTCCGTGACGACGAGGTCGTCGCGTCGGCGGTGGCCCAGACTGTCGAGAAGTTCGGTGGAATCGACATCGTGGTCAACAACGCCAGCGCGCTGAATCTTGCTCCTTCGGAATCGATTTCGATGAAGGCCTACGACCTGATGCAGGACATCAACGCGCGCGGCTCGTTCTCGCTGTCCACGTCGGCGATCGGGGCGCTCAAGGAGGCCGACAATCCCCACATCCTGACGTTGTCGCCGCCGATCACCTTGGAGCCCAAGTGGTTCGAGCGGACCACCACCGCCTACACCATCTCGAAGTTCTCCATGAGTCTGGTGGCCATCGGACTGGCCGCCGAACTGCGTCAATATGGGATCGCGTCGAATGCCTTGTGGCCGCGCACCACGATCGACACCGCGGCCATCCGGAACATCCTGGGTGCAGAGCTGGTTGCCCGTTGTCGTTCGGCGCAGATCATGGCCGACGCCGCGTACGAGATCTTGACCAAGCCCAGTCGTGAGGTCAGCGGGAACTGCTTCATCGACGACGAGGTGCTCCGCGAGGCGGGCGTCACCGACTTCTCTCAGTATCGTGAGTGCGCCGAGGAGGACCTGGAGCTCGACTTCTGGATGGAGCGCGCCTAG